CTCAATATTCTTTTTATATTTATAATTCAGAAAGGAGTTTTCACTATGTATGGAAATTTAAGTGAAAAGTGGCATAGAAGCCACAAAGTGAAAGTATGTGTATACTCTTTTTATTACAATAGCGTGGTATACAAAAGTTTGAAGTTATCAGAGAAAGCGTTAAGCCACATATTATACTTAGCCTTTTTCGGTAACGCACAGCATTGGGTAGAAGCAACTCGGTATGTGGGTAATGCCAAAGGCACTGACGATATATTATTTCCGATTGCCGAGGGTGGAGATGTCCATATTTATATCCGAAACGGAGAGCAATATGCCTTAGATTTAGAGCGCTTTTTAAGAGGTATTTATATTGCATTTGCAAATAAGATAGCTTTTCGTCAAGAATATGACTTCGATAATTTTATTATTAACCCAGTTGTTGCAGACGAGATTTTGCAATATGCCCTCTTTGAAGGTATCAAGTATCCTCATTGCGAAGTGGAAGGTGATGTATATGATTGAAGAAAAGAATATGTGTGATGAAGATGATTCAGATGAAATCCTCGAATATACAGGCGGTAGCGAGCTCAGCGATTTAACCTTTCAGACGGGTTATGAGAACTATTCGCAATGGCGAATAAAAGAGATTCTAAAAGAAGTTGGTTTTAGATTAGAGCCTCTATATGTAGGATACAAAGCCCTTCGATACCGTCCGTGTCAGAGGTATTGGGTAGTAAATATCCTCACAGGAGAAAGAGTAGGCAATTCATACAACGGTTTTAGTTTTGAGGATTTGAGATATGTACTTGCAAGATGTGGATATTCATTGCATAGTCAACATTATAATCCCACCAGAGATAAGGACGGCAGACGGACTTCTTGCCAGGAGTTTCTTGAGCTTGTAGAAAGCCTTCCTGATGAAAAGGAGGACTTAATATGAGTGTAGAGATTAAATTCATCGGTACTAAAGAGGTTGCCGAAGCACTTGGTTGTTCCTTGCCTACTGCACGCAATATTATGTTGAGAGCAGATTTCCCTTTAATACGGGTAGGTAAAAATCTTAAAGTTGAGCTAAATGCTTTTCTTAACTGGTCGCAGAAAAGAAGGGTATGAGCATTTAAAGCATTTACATAATATTTAAGCAACCGTATTGACACAAAAGATTTAAGGCTATACAATACTGATATAGTAAAAATCTTTTGTGCTTTACGGTTTGGAAAGGAACGATTTTTATCAGCACTAAAAGCACAAAACCTAAGTCTAAATGTAATAAACTTGATTACGGTGACGGTTCTGTATACTATGTTAAAAGCAGAAAATGCTTTGCAGGTCAGATAACGCTTGAAATTAACGGTGAGAAAAAACGTAAGACGGCTTACGGTAAAACCGAACGCATTGTTAAGAATAAGTTGCTTGAATATCGTATTCAGGCAAAAGCAGGATTTTTTGACGAACCCGATAACACAACTGTCTATGAGCTTGCCGAAAAGATGATTGAAGAACAATTCTCTCTTAATGAGATTAAGCAAACTTCATATGACCGCAAGAATGAAACCTTAAAGTCAATGAGTCCTATTTATGATTTAGCAATGCGTGAGATTACGGAAGATGTAATAAAGCATTTTTTCATTTCTAAAATCTCTTATTCGCAGTCATACTTGGATAAAGCATATCAGCTTTTAAAGTCAGTTTTCAATGAAGCTGTAAGGAAGAAAATTGTTACAGAAAACATTATGCTGAACATCAGAAAGCCAAAGTCAAAGCAGTAGCTTGTAAAAGTAAGAGCATTGACTGTTGATGAACAGAAAAAGCTGATAGATGTTCTCAAAAGCGAGGATATACGCTATTCGGAACAAATGCTTTTGTCAATGTTTACAGGCATGCGTATGGGCGAAATTAACGCCTTAGAGGTAGGAGATATAAACTTTAATGACCGTACAATTAGAGTTTGTAAAACTGTCAGCAGAGGTCTTAACGGTAAAACATATATAAGTAATTCCACAAAGACTAAAGCAGGTATGCGTACAATCTATTTTAATGATGATATGGCTGATTTTTTAAAACAGTGTATCGGAGATAAAAAAGACGGTCTTATATTTGCTTCAAGTGTGGATAAACTTGTCACAACTAATCAGGTAAATTATCAATACGCAAACACGCTGAAAAAGTATGAGATACTTGATAAGAGTGTTTACGGAAAGGTTGATTTACATTCACTTCGTCACACATATGCAACAAGATGTATTGAATCAGGTATGCCTGCAAAGGTACTGCAAAATCTTCTCGGTCATACTGATATAAGAATTACGCTTGATACATACTGTGATGTTTTCCAAAAATACAGTATGGAAAATCTTGCTGTAGCTGACAACTATATGAAGAGCAATAACATTGCAATAGTATGACTGTCCGAAAATGCACTGTCAACTTTACTGTCACACCATAAAAAGCCGATAAATAAGCCACTTGTCAGGGTTACCTGCACCAACAGCCGTTTCTTATGTAGGGACGGCTGTTTTGTACCACATTTTCGCTCTGTTTTATGGTGATTTTCAAAATATTTGAATTAATTTTGAATAAAAAGCGAAAATCATGTTGACAAATCCGAAAATATGGTATATAATAATTAAGCTGTTGTTATTAAACAACATTTCGAGGTGTAGCTCAGTTTGGTAGAGTGCTTGGTTTGGGACCAAGATGCCGCAGGTTCAAGTCCTGTCACCTCGACCATAGAAAAAACCGCATTAGAAAGCCATTTTTAAGCTTTTTAGTGCGGTTATTTTTTTGCTTTTTATCTGCTAAAATACGCTAAAATACAAGAAAAACGGTTAAAAATGTTAGGCAAATGCAAGGCAGAAAAAGTTGTGATATTCACCTCACCTTTAATTTGTAAACTGTATCCGTGAGCTTGAAAGGATTGCAACAGCAAATAATAGCAAATAACAAACTCCCCTCACTCGCTTTTTACGGCGGATGAGGGGAATATTTTTGCAATTATAAGAATGTTCTTTAGAGTTTAATCAGCCGAGTGCCTTTTTAGCGTTGGCGATTTTGCTGTCTTTGGCTCTAATACCGTCATTGATAAGATGATAGATAGCATTGATTGTCTTTTCTCCAACAATACCATCAACTGTGACCTTACCTGCTCTCTGTGCTTCTTTGACGGCCTTCAAAGTGCCGTCGCCGAAACCGTTTGAATTATCGACTTTTGTTTTAATGATTTTCATGTTGTATAAAGTAATCAACTGTTTCTTGAATGCAAGTGTTGCCGTATTGTGTGAACCGAATTTAATCATTTCCTCATTCTCCTTATTTGATGTTTTACCGCCGAGCTGTGCGGTTACTTCGTCTGCAAGATTGCCGAGCCTGTTATAGAGCCAGTCGCCCGGACAGGATTTATTTGCAAACCACCTATGTACAGTCAAGACCATTTCGCCTGATTTTGGCGAATAGTTTAAAGTTTTGTCCTCGTTACCGAACCAAAGCAGTTTAGTCTTGCCGTTACGCTTGCAGATGTCAACGCAGAGTGCAACGAGTTTGTTATACACCTTGCTGTTCATGGTGTACGGAGCTACCGTGTCGCTTGCACATTCGATTGTGACTGCTCTCTGGTCATTTGCGTTTGATGAACTACACCAAGAGCGATTGCCCTCATCAACACAAAGCAACACTCTGCCGTCATAGCCGATTCCGTAGTTACAGCTTGCCTCACAAGCTGTGTTCATAAAGATGTTGCCGAGAGTTTCGACACTGCACTGACCTACTACACAATGCGGAGTAATGCGGTCAATACTGTGTGTGCGTTTACCGCTGTGGTTTGGCGATAATTTAGTGTAATTTACAAGTTTTGAGTTACTCATAATTATTCCTCACTTTCGCAAATAATTTTTTTGTTTTCAAACTTTTTGTATGCATCAAGATACATTTCGTTTTTATCGCCGTTGTAGGTGCATTCGTAGTACATACCATCGTGTAATGTTGTGCTGATAAGGCATTTGTGGTTTTGCAAAGTCTTACATGACCACACAACAAAGATGTCAAAAATAGGTGTACCATCTGACTTATCTAAGTGATTTAAAACATACTTGCTTACCTCTGAGATTGCAAGCTCAATAAAATTTGCATTTGTCATAATTATTCCTCTCTTTCATCTGTTTTTACTTCGACTGTGGTTTTCAGCCTTTTAACGATTGATACCAAAAATTTCGGCAATGGAATACCGATTTCCGAGAGATTTTCTAAAATTGAAATCAACTCGTTGATGATAAACCAAATCGTAACAATCATGCCGATGCAGTAGTTAATCCGCAGGTCGATTCCGCAGTTGACAAGTGCCGAGCTGATGAGATAGTCGGCAACAATACCGACCGCTACAGCTACGATATAGCCTACCTTTTTGATGATACCAGTTACCCCGACACGGCTGTTAAGCGTGTGACTGATGTATGCCTGTGCCATTCCTGTTGCATAGTCGATGAGCATTACTGCAATCATCACCGCAAACGGCACAAGCAAGATGTTAAGATATGCGACAATAGCACCGCATACCGTGGCAAATAATGCCTGTAAAATGTTTTCTTTCATTGTTTACACCTCACTTTCTGTCGGCTCGTCAATGGTTGGATTGTCGCCCCAAACTGCCATGACAGCGTTATAGTATTCATCAGACAGCACCGTTTTGAGCTGTTCTCTGCCCGATTTGCTGTTCATGTATGCGTTGCGGATGTTTCCGCCGACCTGCATTTCTTCACCGTTAAAGATCAAAAACTGCTGTCTGAGTACCGAAACGCTGTCCTTTGTTAGCATATCAAGTGTGATTTTTTCTTTAAGTTCCATTTTTCATACCTCCGTTATTTTTATATTTTGTAAATCAAAGAAAAGTTTACCTGC